CCCTGTTGTGGATTAGTCATCCCAGGCATTAACGTATGCCCTTGACCTGATATTGTAAACTTTCTAGGTTCTTCCCAATACTGTCTAATCAAACTCATAGTCATTCGACCCACTAGAATAAGACTAGATTCCATGTACTTAACCTTTTCTTTAATCCTAACTAGTGCTCGTTCTATTAATTCACTAATAGCTGAACCTGCTGTAACCGAACCAGGTTTTTCTCCTCTAACAACTCCCATTGTACCTGATACAAAGTCAGCAGAAAGTTTTATATCATCTATGGTTCTAAATAAATATTCTGGTATCGGAGGAGGTGCTTCTCTATGTACATCAGAACCGTCCCTCTTCCATATAATAAGACCTGGTTGATTTGTAATCTGACCCTTCTTAACACCTGAACCAGCATCACAAATCCAAACTGGATTTCCATTCAAGTCTGCTATAAAATCTAACTGAGCAAGTCTCTTATTTAACTGTGTTTGTAAACTAGCTATCTGAACGGGGTCTCCTAAAGACCAGAACATTCTATTAAGTCTAATATTATGAAAATGAACATAAGGAGCTCTACCATGTTTAAATGGACTTGGTGCATCCATTAAAAGTACATTATTAGCCCAAACAATAAACCTACCATATGGATACTTACGTTCATAATACGTCATTGTTTTAGGAACTGGTGCTCCATTTTCATCTTTCTTATATTCCGTACCATCTTCATTCATTTCATATACAGGTTCACCAGTTTCTTCATCCTGTAATACCTTTTCTTTTTTAACCATTGTTTTATCATTTATCCACATTTCTTTAACAAGAGCTCTATTAAAAGCTAGTACTTTACCAGCCGACATAGTTGCTTTGCCTTCGGCAATCAACGCTTCAACTGGTTCATTCATTAACGCACCATCTGCATTTGCTTCATCCATTATTTCTTCTAAAGGAGAAACATATGCTTCTGCTTTAACATACTTTCCATTTGGGTATGTTCCAGCTATTTCGTAGAGCGGTCTGGGTTCAGCATGTATACACCACTCCATTTCTTCAATCTTAGACACATAGGGCTGTGGATAGAAGTAGTCTGGTTCAACATCGTCCATCTGAATCTTATCATTAGCATAGTCCCAATATATCTTCATTATATGGTCACCGTACACGAGTACATTTCGCATAATGAAAGGTAGTCTCTGTGTTAGGTCATTATCTTCCCATACATATTCAAGAGCCCTAGTTGCCCCTTCTGATAGCATTATGTCTTCTGGGTTTCTAGGTTCTGCTTTAATAATTGGCTTATTTTCAGTCATTAACGGTACTTGATATTCTATAATACCGTATATAATGTTATTAACTGGTATCTGCTTAAAGGAAGGTTGCCTCATATCCCATTGCTTTCCTATGTATAATAGGTAATTTTTTTTAGCCCGTTCCATTGGAACTTCTTTATGTCTAGCTGAAAAAGAAAACATTTCTTCACACTTATTTATAAGTTCCTTTTCAGTTTCTGAATTAGGACTTCCATCAGCCATATTAGCTTTGGCTAGTTGTCCTTTAGTTATTCCAGATAATATCGCATCAAAGTTTTCTTCCATTAATTCACCATATCAAGCTGTTGTAACTGATGTTCTTCTTCTGCTTTATTCTTAACCATAGTTCCTGTCTGATAAGAAAAAAACGGTTCTTGTATATCGATTTTAAACTTAGAAGCTGTGAAAACTCGAGTACCTATACAACCACAATTAGGGCAGACAGTTTCACCTGCCATACCCATAGGAAAATGTTCTTCGTACTCAGCATCACACTTAGGACACTTATATACGTATATCATTAAATACCCTTATGTTTATTTGCATAAATGAATAATAACATAAATACGTATATTTGTCAAGTATTATTTATAATAATCTACAATATAATCTGGAAGACCATATTCTTGAGGTTCTATAAGTTCTTCTGGTGAATCTTCTCCAGGATATATTTCATGTGGCTTTTCTTCTTCTTCGTAATCATTTACATATCTAGAAGCAGCCATTAACATATAATTAATAGCATGAACAAAATGGTCTTGTTTATTTGATGTGTCCCATACATAGAAAGTCTGTCCACGCTTATTAGTTTCTTCTTTCCTATACATACTTTCAGCATGCCTTATAAATAACTGGAACATAGGATTACTTTCTGACATATGAAAAGATAACTGCTGGTCGACTATCTTACGAATTAAATTATCAAGTGTCCTAAAGTTATCAGCATACACACATGTATATCGCCTATCCTTACTCTGTAATTCCCATCTTACTATTCTTATATCTTCTGGATTTCCTTTATAAAAACATGGAACAACTTTATTAATACCAAAAAGGTCTTGCAGTTCTTTAACCTGATTCGTTTCAGGTAGCCCATCTATTACTACTAGTTCTGGATTCACTTTAAATATGGTTTCACGAACTTCATCCCAACTTTCTAATGTTAACAATCTATGCACTTGATTAATACTACCTATAGATACATAGAACGTCTTTCCTTGGTCAATCCCCATAACAATAGGAGAAGTTCTGGGTGGAGAAGGTGTTACACATCTCATTATTAATTCTCTAGATGGTCTCACATCACTACCGACATACGGAAGACCTAATGTAAAGTTATAGAAAATATCTTTCTTAGGATTTAAGGACTTTTCTATTATACTTTCTGCTGAATGCCATACACAACTCATCTGATTTATCCAATACCCATTAATTTCAGCATCTCTATACTTCTTAATCCATCTCCCACCTACTCTATCATCATCAGTTATTTCTCTATGGCACTGGTCACATATGTATATTTTATTAATAAAATCTATATTTTCAGGGAACATCAAGTACTGCCAATGCCCACAATGAGAACATTTTATCATCCAGTGTTGTTGGTTAGTACGTTTAAATAGTGCATCAACTCCATAATCTGGAATCGTAGGATTGGAAAACCTCCATATAGCTTTATAATCACTAAAATCAAGTCGTGATTCAAATACAGAACAAACTTCCATATTTGACCTGTCATATTCATCATTTATAAGTACATCAGCCGATATAGTAATACCTTCTTTTTCAGTAAATGTACCTCTATAAAACAAATGAGC